CCATTGTTAAAGTTAAATATGCTAGTTGAACCCCACCGCATTGTCCAAATTTTTCAATTTTATTTAATTTAATTTCATTCATTTTATTGTTTTTTAATTAGTATTATTTTTTATATCCATATGTAATATACAAATATATTTTCTATTTTATACTATAAATTAAAGAATATTTATATCAACAGATAGGTAAGGATATAAAAAAAGGCGGTATAAACCGCCCTTTTTATATAGAAAAACTACAATTATGCAGTTTCTAAAGCTGCTTGTGCAGTACTAAATGTACCATCAACGTAAGCATTAGGTAAATAATTAGCAAGTGCTATTCTTTCAGAAATTCTGACAGTAACGTAGCCATCTCTGACATTCGTCCCGTCTTCTCTAAAGAACTCAACATTCACATTATCTCTAATCCATAATTGTGAACCTTGACTGAAGTTACCAACAACAAATGTTCCAGCTGTAACCGCATTATTAACAACAACCTTTGTACCAGCAAATGATGGCTGTAATCCAGCATACACTTGATCTTTAATGTAGTTATTAGTTGTATCTTTTAATAATAAGATTTTGTGGAAATCTGTCGGATGTAACAAAATAGTATCAGGCACATAATTTAATAATGCCATTTGATTAATTGCTGCAATTAGCACATCAAATTGGTTAGCTGATTCAACAGCGTGATAAAATGCACCACCAGATGTTGTATCAAAATTAGCGCCATCAGTTATGATACCACTTAAATTTGGAGCAACACCACTACCAGATAATAGCTGATAATCTTCATGTCTTAAAAGTTTTTCAGGACCTCTAACTGAAATATAAGAAGTTAATTGTGGCGTATCTGCTAACATTTCTTCAGTTACTCTTAAATACGTACCAATTTTTCTTACATTAACATCAGTGGCTGTCATATCGAAATCCGATTGTGGCAATGTAGCGCCTTCAGCAACAGCTGCAGCACCATTATCATATGCAGTTTCTTTGACAAATCTAATAACATCACTAACAGTTGAACCTTGAGAAATTAAATTTCTAATATGAACAGGTCTGCTAGGATCATAGAAATATCCAGCTACTCTTTGCGCTGGAATTACTTCACCAGTAAAAGAATTGCCAGTAGTCATATCACCAGCTTTTACATCAAATCTAGCGCTCCTGGAATATCCTTTTTGCACTTTTTGAAATGCATCAGATTCTAGTGCTTTAGTTAATGCACTTTTGAATGTCAAAGGTTTGCTATCTTCAAAGGATTTTTTATATCCTACCTCAATAGCGTCTAACCTTTCATTCATTTTAGTTTCAAGATTTCCCACCTTTTCAGATGCGACTTCTTCAGCTTTTACACTGATATTTTCCACAACATTGTGAATAGTATCATTGTTAGCTTTTTCAATTTTAGAATCAATACCAGAAACAATCTGATCTAATTCTTTTTTTACATTTTCTTCCATTTTTTACGATTTTTTTAAGGAATTAATAAAATAATTATATACTTCAAAATCGTCTTTTTTACTTTCAACATTCGGCAAAGTGACTTCATCAGTCGGCTTTGTGAACTCTATAAATAGAGATTTAAGTTTCAAAATTTCCGCCTCAACAGCATATCCAAGTTCATCAGATATGTCGCCTTTACGAATTATTTTGCATAGGTTGTCATAACGCTTTGATAATTTTTCAATATCTACATTGCCTTTAACATCCAAGATTTTAGCTTGATCGTTAGCGGCTAATGTAACAGCGCTAATTTCATAGAGTTTAACTTCACTTATTTCACGATAATCTCCTTTGTTTTCTTTTTGCATTGGCATAATACCAACACTATTTTCTGTTAAAACACCACTTTTCATTAGTTCAACAACATCTTTTCCTAGTTGTGTTTTAGCAATTTCAGCTACAAATACTAGCCCTTTATCGTCTTCATATAACTCACGCATTTTACCAATAGGTTGATTCATGTCATGTTGGTATAAATATTTTACACGATCACCATTTTCTTTAATGGTTTTTGTGTATGATCCCTTCATAATTATGTCATTATCAGAATCTTTATTTCCAAAAAATGATCCATAACCTTTTATGATTCCAGCGTGTTCATCAGCATCCAATAATTCACCTATTGGCGTTGATTTATATATAATAGTATTCATAGTAAAAAATTTTTATAAATATACGAAATATTTAACTTTATATTAATGATGATCCGCTCATGCCAAAACCAATGCTTTCAAAATCATCAAGGGCAGTTGCATCTTCAACTGGAAATGGTGCAACACTACATCTACAATTTATAATTTCTGCTGCTGGTGCGCCTGGTTCACCAGGATATTGTATTTGATAGCCACCAACAAAAAAAGGATCATTGTATCTAACCACTTGACCATCAGCTTCAGCATGGGTGTCCCTAGTCCTATCATCAAAAGATGCAATCCATTCTTTTTTCATTTCTTCACCAGGAAATACTGTTGTTGCTCCTTGCATAGTGCCATAATTTGCAGCATTAGTAGCTTCAGTTCTAACAAACCTTTCTGCCTGGAATTGTGAATAGTGATCGAATTTTCTTCTTAATATTCTGCCTTGTTGTGCCACACCTAACATCATAAATTCTGGGTCTGTTAAAAATACATGTGCTATTCTTAAAAAGGTTTTTCTTGCTGTTGCCGATACTAGTGTAACCCTTAATGCACCCACACTAGAACCAAAATATGCAAATCTATCTGACCAAAAACGCTCATAATCAGCGACTGTGAGCGCCTTTTTTAAGTATTTTTTATAGTTTCTAAAATACCATTTAGCAAAACGCAACCCTACATTTTTGTATAACTCTCTATATATTTTTGAAAATTGTTCTATTGTAAATACTAACCCAATACTGGTTTGATTCCTAGATAAAAATGAATCAATAGCAATCCTGTATTGCTTTTTATAGAATCGCTTTACAATAGCTATGTTTTGGCGCTCTGCAATATGCATTTGCTTTTCAAACGCCCTTTGCCAATTATCTCTTTGCTTTAACATATTCCTGGTGTGTTTTAAAAGGCATATAATAACCAGCTATTTTATGGCTGCCTTCACCACCTAGTTTTATGGCACGTGCTTCAGCTAATTTTTTAGTTTTAAATAAATCCTTTTGTGTTTCAACATCAATAATATGTTTTTTTGGTTTTTCTTTTTTTACTTTTTTTTCTAAAAATTTAGACACATCAATATCAACTGGCTCATTAATAGCATCTTCAAAATCATTTTCAACACCATTTATTGGTAGTAAGTTAGCTGGAATATAATAGTCATTCATGGATTCATCGTCTTCAACCTCACCATAATTCATTGCCATACGCTTTTCATTTGGTGTTAGCCACCATGATTTTGACATTTGATCCACTACTTTATCAGTTTCTTCTTGAAGTTCTGGTATTACGCTAAAATCAAAATCAATACATAGTTTATCACCATACATTGGTACTAACCACCTGTTTAATTCATCACGTATTTTGCATAATTCAGGAATAACAGCGTTTTGATAAAGGGCTTTTTTTGACTCCTTCATATTATTATATGTGCTGGAATCGGTGTTGTTTAGAAGCTGTACTGGTACGTTATATATATTACATAAATCTTTAATAGATGTATTGTATTGTTGTATTAGTGATAAATCACTAGCATTTAATCCAAAATTAACCCATGATAATTTCTTTGGCGTTATAATTATATCACCAGCATTGTTAGCGCCTTGATGTGATTTTCTAAATTTATCTTTTAATTGTTGTGCCTGTACTTCATTCAAATCCCCTTCTTCAGACATCAACACACCACGTGCAGTTTGATTTTGTAGGAATTTTACGCCTGTTTGGACCGCTTCATTGTTGGTGGTTAGTGATCGCATCCCAGCACGTAGTGGTGATTGTCCATATAAGTGTGTGCCAGTTCCGTCGAAGTAGGGGTTAAAATCTTTAATGTGGCATATTTGATCGGCTGGTATTTCAAATGTGCCATTATATTCTATTTTATATTTTTCTACTGGTTGCATAATACCACCACTAATTATTTCCATTATTTGCGATGGCATCACATACATTTCTTTGTATTTACCTATATTCATGCCAGTTTCCGGGCCGATACCATAAATATATCTATTGCCAGTTAGTTTGCCAAATGCTATTAACTCACTAATAAACGTGTTCCATGATTGTGCTGGATTAGGTCTGTATAATAATTTATGCAAATCAGTATCTTCTATTTCTGATAATGCACGTTTGCGTAAAATATTAGATTTTTGAATAACACCAGAATCATAAATACCACTAGTTAATG